GATTCCTCCGCTTGTGTCTTCCCATGCGTATAGAACCAATCCGCCAGAGGTTGCAGAATCTACGGCAGACTGTTCGTTTTCATTTCTAATCAGATCCTGGCTTGTTGCATCAACTGACCGAAATCCTCCTCGATCAACCCAACGAGTCAGACCAGATGCGTAGGAATATAATTTGTTTGACCCGAAAACAAGCAGTTCATCTTCTAGGCTTGTAAGAGCTTCACCGGTAGGTAATGACGTGCCGTCTAGGACGTTGGTGCCAAGTGCGTCATATCCGTATCGTTTAGTAATGACAGAACCACGAGTAAAAACACCGTTTTCTAATTCAACTAAATTAGTAGGCAGGACAAGTTTTTGATCTGTTTTGGTGTCAATTGATCCTGAAAGATCAATCGGAACTAATGCTTTCTCCAGTGCCATCTTCTTGATCGATCAATGCTTGCTTATAACCTAATAATCTTTGTTGTAATGCGTAATATTCATTAATTTTGTTTTGAACTTGAATCAGTTCTGCATCGATCTCTTCTAACGTCTTCATCTAAGGCTTTGGAAATTTATCTTTCACGCTTTTTATTTTAGCTTTCCAGCCATCTATATCATGGTAGATCATGTCTAATTGTTCTCCCAAACCGATGGCATTATATTCTTCTAGTCTTTTTCTTGAATATTCCAAGTCTGTGTACTCTTTTTGATATTTGGCTACTACAGCATTTAAGTCTGTTTTATCTTTAGGTTCATCTTTTACCCATCCAACTATTTCCCCAAATCCATTAATTTGAACATTTTCGACAGGAATTTTTAATTCTTTGAGAGCCTTAACAGTTTTTTCAAATTGAGTTTCCATCTTAATCAAATGTTAGTTCCATAATATAAACAGTTTTATTTGAACCAAATGCGTTTTTTACGTCATAATTGTAGCTATTTGTACTTTTATGGATTCTAACCTTAGTGCCAGAATCTACATTTGTAACATCACCATTAAGACCACCTAAAAGGTTGGTCATTGTGACACCATAACTTGCATTAAATATATTTATATGAGCAGAACAATAAATAAAAAGCACTCTTCCGGCTTGTTGATTTGATGGTGTAATTGTTGTTTCAGCCCCATTTACAAGGCCAACAGTTCTAACTTCAACTTCGTGTGAAGCCCCTAATTTTAAAAGAGTAGGAAAAATTACATTTGTTAAAGAAACTGTACTTCCAAAAGTCGCATTACTCCCTAACGTAATCGTAGGATTATTTTGATTAACTGTGATCTGACCATCTGATGCTATTGTGATTGCAGAATTAGCATTTGCTTGGTCTTTTATATTCGATACTTGTAGATCGCTAGGCATGATTTATTCTGGTTTAGTGGGGAATACGATCTTTTCAGGATCAGTATTTGATGCAGGAAGATCACGCAAATCTTGTCTGTATTTCTTCCAAGTATCAGACATAGTAACATCGGAATTAGCCATCCAATCAGACTCCGCTAAAAGAGTATTTCTTTTTGATCGTACTGCCTTAAAATTTATAGCAGTTTCTGCCTCACTACTTATTGCTTCTATTTCTTTTGGAGTTGGTTTTTTGCCAATCTCATTATTCCAATTTACTATGGTTGTTATTCCTTGGCTTGATGTAACTCTGTAATCATCGAAAGGAACTGCATTAGGAAATAAATATTTAATGCAAACACCAGTATTGGAAGGATAACTCATATTTTACCTTACAGATTTGTTCCTAAAAAATAGAAGCCTATATTTGAATTAGTGCCATTTTTAGCATTTTTTGATCCTGTTCCATTATCGTGGTAAACAAAAAGTGAAGCATAGTCATCTGTGTCAAGAGCTAAAATACCACAACCATTTGCAACCACAGCAATTGAATCAGCCGAACCTGCCCCTGCTTGTATTCTGGATTGACCTGCTACTCCTGACGTAGCATCAGAACTATTTTTAAGAATTTTTGTAATAAGATTATCCCCAGACGTAAGACCATTAACTCTGATCGAATAAATACACAAATAAAAACCAGAGACAGTTGGGGTCCACCTACCACTATTAAATTTACCAAAAGGGTCAGAATCTGTACTTCCTGAAGTCCCAGATGAAACGAATTTTGTCCATGTAGCATCAATTTCAGTATCAGTAGTTTGAGCTACTGCGTGATCTACACTTAAATAATAAACAGCACCAAAAAATGGTTGTCGAAAATAACCTAATGAATTAAGTTCTCCTGACCCAACATAGGGGTATTTATTTGTATCAGTAACTAATGCAGAGTCTTTGACTTTTAATCCGTCAATACTAACACCATTAGCAGATGTAACTTCAGATATAGTATTGGCTTTTATTTCAGAACTCATGATGCCTCACATTTAAGAGCTTTAAGTTCATCAGTAGTTTTACAAGAATCTACTTGTTTTGTTATATCTCTTAATCGTTGTTTTTCTGCTACGATTGCTTTTGTATCAGATCCAGATTCTTGAGCTTGCATGAATTTAATATCTTCTGCTTCTAACAAAGGTTTTCGTTCTAGCCTAAGTCTTTCCTTGGTAATGTCTTTGGCTTTATCTATGTTGATCGTAATCATGCACCTACTCCGTCATGTCCATTCTTATCAAAGTCATATTCCCAAGCATTTCTAAAATCTCTATTTTCTGGCAAATCAGAAACATCAATAATTTTATATTTTACACCACTCGGAACATCTTTTAATGCAGTTTCTTCAACCGATAAATCACCAGTAGGAATAACTACTGATATGCCTAATTCTGTTGGGTAAATAATTCGTTTGTTCATATTTTTTTTAGCGAAAAACTGCGCAACCTACATAACCAGCATCTACCCATCCACCCAAATCGTTTGAGGTGTCTATACCAACAACTGTCGTAGAATCCGGTGTCGTTTTTACTGCAGTGAAACTACCTCCTATTCCTCCGGCCCCTACAGCACAATATTTATTATCTGGCATTGCTTTAGTCATGGTAAAAGCATAATTGCCAGCTCCATTATCAGTAACGGAAGAAACATTTGCTGATGCATTTATTGTTATGTCAGAATGTCCAGTACCTGATCCACTTGTCCCAACAAAACTAACCCATGCTCTACACCTAAAATTCTGACCAATTGTTTTACATCGTGCATCTGCACTTAATTCGACTATTCCACTCATTTTTTTTTATTATGAATAAGTTTGGTCAATGTAAGTAACCCACACACCAAGCGAAGACGATGAACTGGAAATTAAAAGTAATTCATCAGTTGCATCTAAAGCAAATCTATCTGAAAAAACAAAGGTGCTTTTAGCAGGTAAATCTTGTTGTTTTAAAAGTGTTGTTACATCGCTGGAGTTTGCAGCAGGGTCAACATACATCGTTATTGCTTCTGCATCTGTGGTTGAAGCATTACAAACTATAATGGTAACAATCGTATATAAATGATTTGCCTCACCATCAAGAATTTTTACCGCAGTTGAAAAATCGCCATTTTTTACAAATTTTCTGCGAATAACTTCTGTGCCTGCGCCTGTCCCACCAGTTGTGCTTGGGTTTGCCATATCAACTCATTATTAATGATCGGTGTAATGCCTTTTGAGCAAAGGATTGCTTGTCGTGGATGCCACCAGTTTTTGCTTGTATGGCGTTGTTATCCACAATGATGTAACTAGAAAATAAAGCTTTTAAAAAATTCATAGTTCCTTTCTAAACAATTACCAAAACGCCATTCACCGTGAGACTTCCTGCACTACCTATGGTCAGTGGTCCTGCTACCACACAGTTCTCATCTGAGGAAATCACAACGGCACTGTTCACCGTGGAAGGGTTTCTCATCACTCCTGAAAACACCGAAGAAACGTGACCTGTGACTCCAGACTTATCACCTTTAGCAGCAATCGGTTGACCCGATTCAAAAGATCCTGTTCCAACTCGTTTCATATTATCTCCTATGATGCTGAATCAAGTACCGAAACGTAGACTGCAACGGTTCCTGCATCGACTGCCAAGACCAGTGCATCTCCACTTTGAGCAACCAGTTTGCCCTGCACTAACTCAACGGACCCTCCTGGTGGAATCTCTAAGTCTGTAGCTAGTGATGTCCCTGAGAGAGTAAGATCCACCTTTGCCGTTGTAGTTGCATGAGTGCAACTGACAAGGATTCCAATAATAACGTCGGTAGAATCTGCAGTGTAAATGGTCCCTGCAGATGTTGCTTCAAATCTTAAAAATGAACTCATAAGT